TCAAAGTATGGAGATGAATTTAAGTTGGTATTCTGTGGCATTTGCTTTTAAAACTCCAGCACTATTTTGATGTCTTCCTTTTGACTTGCCGATCTAGGAATCGCAGTCCTGTTATCAATATAGATTATTTCACCAGATTTAGTATTGAACTCAGCAGATGAAATACCAGCACTAAAATTCATACCAAGTTGATAGACTTTATTATTTATTGAGGTACTGACACCGTTATAACCAGTATCAATAGACAATAAAGAACCTGTCACAGATGACCCACTAATGGTCAATCCATATCCAACATCAGGATTAGCGGTAAATGGTATTATCTTGTATCCAGTTTCACTAGATGCAAGACCCATTGGTTGATAATACTTCAATACTCCTGTAACTTTATCCCATGATGCAACAAATCCAATTGCAGTCGATCCAACACCGACTGTCTGTGTGATCTCAGAGTCAACAGCATATGTTGTCCCTGTTGTAACTCCAGCCATCTTTATTGCTTTCAATCCACTCACCATGGCAGTGTCTAGTAATTCTGTACTACTACCAAATACAGTGGGATTTTTTATTAGTCCAACCCTAGCAAAGTCATTACCCTCAATAATATCTGGGTTAGTTTCGATAGTCTCAAATCTAGAATATAGAAGAGCTCTATATGCACCTAGTTCCCTATAAACGTCATATCCATGACCACCTTTAGGTGGAATAATTACACTGAAACCAGCGGCAGATGTTGTTCCTATTCCAGTATTGGTAAGGTTAGCAAGAACACCGCCAGACTCAGAGCCAGGAGCGCCTGGGAAGAACTGTATTGATCCGTGGGTATATCCTTGTCCTCCGTCAGTAACAAATACTTCAGATACCTTTCCGAAAGAATCAACCGTAATTGTTGCCTTTCCTCCTGATCCATCTCCGAGAATTGGAACATTGGCAAAAGATGTAGAGATTGGTTGATAGTTAGAGCCTCGATTATCAACAACCACAACTTCGATCTTTCCATCTATAGCGTTAGCCTTTGTTGCAATAGTCTCGCCTTCCTTTCCCCAGTTTTCGGGCACAGGTATGTATTCAATAGAGTCAAATTTAACGATCTCTGATGGTTTAATCGTATAAAGGTATTTCCAAACGTAACCATCGCCACTAGTGCCAGCTGCCCTTGGCTCAAGGTCAACAAATGTGGGTTGGTCATATGAAGGCCTTCCCTTTGGGTTCTCAGGGTCTGATCCATTTTGTAGACAAACGTAAACTTTCAAGTCTTCATTCACTATGTAGTAATTTGCCTCGTATAAACTTCCCTGTGAAGTAATTGGTGTGAGATTGTAAATATTATAGTCATGCCTGTACATCTCATAGGTTGTTCCAGCAACCCATGATACTTTTCTAACAAGTCTACGAACATCTTTATCCGTAACCTTTTTCATTGCAATGATAGACTCTTTGATAGAGTACTCTTCTTCAAATCCATCTAAAGGTGCAGGGGTGTTAGTAGCCCATGTGGCAGTACCGCCTGCCTTCGGTTCTATGGAATTAGGTAATCCCATGAAAGCGTAATATTTGTTAACAGTAGATCCGACTCCGACAAAACTCTGTACAAAAGTTTCGGCATTTAAAATTCTAAACTGTTCGGATATAATTGCAGGCATTTTAAAAAAACTAGTCTTTTTGTTTTATTTAGGGGTTAAGTTAATGGTTTCTTTCTGGAAACTACAGAAGCAGTCGATAGTCCAGTATTACCATTCATAGAATTGACGAAAAATTCATCTGGATTACCAGATCCACGATTCTGATAACCGTAGATTTGACCCCAACTATATCTACCCCAGAAGGTATCAACATTTGAAGTTCCAGCAAGACCAACTTGGATTTGGTTATTTCCAAAAGTTGTAGGGCCAGGTAAGAAGGAACATGTTACTGTGGTAAGTCCAGAAACAGCATCACCAGCTCCAGTAACTTCTTCTACTCTAAACACACCACCGAGATAATCACCAGAAGTAACCATGCCAACAGGCACTCTTGATCCAGAAGATGTTGTAATACCAGTAAGTGCGTGTCCGACAATTAGAGGACTGTCAAAGACAGTAAAGAAGTCTCCTTTCTCCAATCCACTAAAGTTAACTCCAAGAGCATTTAGTGAAGAATAACCATAACCTAAGTTTGTATTATCGTTGTTCTGCGATTTCAGAGTGAATTCCAATCTAGGTAATCTCTCTGACGAACCAGGCATGTATGTATTTATCCCTACGATATCACCAAAGTCTCCCTTCGCATTGATAGAGAATATATCCTCTTTCTTAGTCTTATCAGTCTGTACAAGAACTGGAGGTGAACTACCAACATCATATCCAAATCCACCATCTGTAACTGTTACAGAAGTTATCACACCAGCAGTTACTGATGCAGTAGCAGTTGCTCTGTTGATGGCTGGATCTGCATAGAACTGAGTTGTTGCACTTCCAACTGCAATAATTCTAGTGCTATTGAAATCACCAAAGGTTGTATTAGTAATATCACGGATTTCATTTGGATGAGATATTTCTCTCTTGTTCCAGTTTGCCAAGTCGAATGAGTAATACATTTCACCAACTGTACTAATACCAATATAGAAGTTATTAAAGTATTTGATATTCTTGAAGTCAAATGTTGCAGGGTGTAGTGTTCCAGCAGGCAACTGTTGACTCCAAGGTTGCCAGAAGTTTTTGTTTGTGGAAATACCTATTGTTCCATTATTACCAACATAGATGAACTTATTACCATCATAGATGACATCATTGATATCTTGAACAGTATTACTTACTTTGTCTGACCATATCAAACCATCATTAGAAGCGATAACAGCACCACCGCCACCAACTGCAATAAATTCACCCTGACCAAATGCAACTGAATTTAGAGTTTCTAAACTTCCAGAGTATTGACTAAATGCCTCTGCTGTTGTAAGACCAACCGCAGTAAAGATAGATCCAGCAGCACCAACAGCGACCCATGTGTCTATTGATCCCTCCCAAATTACATCTTTGAAACTTCCAGTATATGTACTGTCAAATGTGTTTACTTGACCAATTGCAGGGATTGCTCTCTTCTCTTTAAGATCAATGACATCCCAACTAGAAAGACTGTTTCCAATAGAAACTGATCTTGCCATTGAACCACCATCACCAACAGCCATGACATACTTATTGGTGCTAGATGAAGAGTATCCTACTCCTACACCATTGAACTGAACAGTGTTACCGAATCCAATCTGTCCTCTCTCCCAGAAAGTACCACTCTTAGTGTTCATATAGTAACTACTTGAACCTACAGCAACTATTGGCTCTTGTTGTGTAATTGCTTTAAAGTCAACAACTTGAATGATACCACTAATTCCGTCAAATCTCCAGTTCTTAATTGGGTCTTTACGTTTGATTAAAGCACTTGATATTGCAACGTTTGGACTTGTAATTGAATATCCAGTTCCTCCGAAACCAATAGTCAATGCAGATATACTAGAAGATGTAGAAACAATAGAAGTTATGATGCCTGGTAAAATCTCAGCATCATCAAATATTTGAATGTTTCTTTCTGCTTGAAGTAACTTGTCAATATTAGTGAATAGTGGGAATACATTATTGACATATATTGTATCATCTGTCTTACCAACATTCTTGATAAGTCTTGTTGTAGGTAAAATCTTACTCTTCAAACTAGGTCTTGCTTTTGATATTAATACACCAGATAGAATTTGATCCTGTCTTTGTTTTTCCCATGCAAGAGGTCTATCAGCATCCTGTGCTGTATTAATTCCAATACTGTTATATGCAAATGTTTCAAGAAGATCAGAAGCGACAATTCTCTTACTTGTTCTTTCAAACTGATCTATGTCTAGTGGATCAAATCTATTTTCGTTAATTTGAACTTTATCGCCAGGTTTCAATGTTGAAGTTGGTTCTACAGTCTCAACGTCTCTCTTTGATCCTCTGTAGTAGAATACAGAACACTTAGAATTTGCCTTTGGTGCCTCACTAAAGATCACCCTACTACCTTTGTAAATGTATGATGAGCCAGGTGTCTGTAGAATATCATTGATGTAGATAAAGATATTGTTTGTAATATCCATATCACTACCAGGCTGAGTCTTAAGACTTAGTATTTCAGTGTTACCAGAAGTTGTTACTGATAGAGTAAACTTCTTACGATTACCATTAAAGAATGGTGCAATATCATCAAATAATATGAACTGGCCAGGATAGAATCCAGAGAAACTATCATTCTCTAACTCCTCAACTGTTAATTGGAATTCTGTCAATACACCCACTCTTGGGTCTGTAGCAATACCAGTGATTGTAAGTTTATCATCAACTTTGAATCCTGTTCCTTCTTCTAAGATATTATATTCAGCAATATTACCATCAACATTGATGCGGAAGTTTGCCTTTGCATTTGTTCCAACACCACTAGTACCAGAAACATATTCTAGACTTCTATTGAAATATCCGTCTGGTTCTGCAATATCAACAAATACAGGTTTAGTAACTTCACCACCTCTCTTATACAAGGCAATTTGAGTTGTTACTCCAGCATTGACTCTAAAGTTTGCAGCATCTAATTTTTCTACTACGTCAAATCCTGAGAATCCTTGTTCTATAGAAGATGCTATTCTCTTACCTTGTTGTGAAAGTCCAGCTCTAGCATAGTTGTGATCTACAGTTGAAATACCAACATTAACAACGTATGTTTTACTATCAATAATCTTATCTACAAAAGTACCACCAGCAGCAA